ATCAATCACATATACTGGTCAGCAAATTATTATCTCGGCAATATTAGGTTTTGAAGCCTTTATGTCAGGTAACTTTACTTTTGATACTGAGCATGAACTTACTCAGTATATGTATAATATTTGTAATCTTGAAGAAGATCCAGGGTTTACTTTAAATGATGATCTAACTACAGATGAAGTAGTAGAACATTTGTTATCTAAATGTACCTTCTTAGTGACTGATGAAGTACGGGAAATGGTTATTAAGGTAGTTAAAGGGCAAACCGCTTCAGTTAAAGAAATGCTATATTATAAGAATAACTTAATGGAATTCTTAAAATTACCTTCTATCGAGGAATTCGTTACAGGTAATTTAGTAGTAGAGAACTATTTTAACTTTGAAAAACCACCTGAAGATATTAAAGAAAGTCTTCAAGAATTGAATGAATTAATGAAGTCTTTTGTATTCTATTCATATCCATTCTCTAATAAGACCACTAAAGTAAAAGCCATGATGAGGAAGACTGTACTGTTATCAGATACTGACTCAACATTCTTGTACATTCGTCCATTCATTGAATATATTTGTGATTCAACTGGCGAAGACCCTGATAAATTAACTAAAGAAAAGCGTGTAAGTATTGGCGCTGTAATTACTTACTTTATCACTAATTTCATTGGTGATGTATTCTATAAATTAACTAAAGCCGCTGGTGTACTTCCAGTAGACCGACCTAGAGTTAATATGAAGAGTGAGTAAACTTGATGCTCACTATAAACTCCTTTAACTGCTGGAAACTCTCATTGAGACAATCAGCATCCAAGATTCAATAAAAATTCGCATTTCATAATAACACCTGAATAGATATCATTATTTAGCGGGTAATAAAAATGCGAAAAGGTTTAACAATTTCTGATATAAAACGTAAATTATCTGATAAAGGTATAAATACATTTGAAATTTTACAGACAATCAATGCAAGTAATGTACATGAGTCTATAAAAGTCAAATGTAAGCTTTGTAATACAATTCATGAAAAAAGGATAAATTCATTATTACATGGCTATAATTGCATATATTGTAAAAATACTGGAGAAATAAAGTATGTATCTAGGAATGCTACAAGTATAACTGCAGAAATACAAGATATCACTAATGGGGAATACGAAATAATTTCTCTACCAAAAAAGATATCTATTAGAAGTAGTTTTAAACTTAAGCATAAGTTATGTAAACATGAGTTTTCTATGTGTATACATAATTTCATACATTTAGGTCAAAGATGTCCAAAATGTATGAAGTATCTAGGTAATTTAGAATCTAAACCAGTAAAAAAGATTAAAGAAATCTTAACCGAATACAATATACCTTTTGAAGTAGAAAAACGTTTTAGTGATTTATTTGTTATCAGAAATAAAAAGAAGTATCCTTTATCTTTTGATTTCTTTCTTCCAGAGAATAATATCGTCATAGAATATGATGGTGAGCAACATTTCAAACCACAAGAAATGTTTGGAGGAGAAAATTACTACAGAAAATGTGTAGAAAACGATAAAATTAAAGATGAATACTGTAGAACTAATGGTATTCAAATTATTCGTATTCCATACACTGTAAAACATAGGATAAAGGATTTCTTGAACAACCAATTTATTGAATAAGGTTCAACGACTATCGAAAGCATAGCTTAGACCGAAATCTAAGTGAATAAGCAAGTAGAGTAGCGCCAAGTGGTAGGTTATTGAAGTGGAATGGCTTCAATTATAAAATCCTTTAAAGCGAAATGGGGAGAGGTACATAATAGGTTATGTACTTAAGATATAGTCTAATCTATATAGCAATATATAGCAGCTTAAAAAGCGGTCATAGATTAACGAACTATGATGAATGTAAATGTTCACTACAAGCGAATTATGTTAACTCCTAACAAAAAGACTTATACTGGTATTGTATTGGCTAAGGAAGGTAACGTTTACGATAATCCAGATTTTGATATGAAAGGTCTGCAAATTCGTAAAACGAGTACACCTAAGAAAGCCCGTGAATTCTACTCTCATGAACTTGAGCATAATATTCTGCTTTCTGAGAAGATTAAACCATTTACAGTATTCAAGAACTTTAAGAACTTTGAGTATTCTGTAATTGAATCCATCAGAAATGGTAATACTGAATATCTCAAGCCAGGTGTTATTAAAAATATTAGTAGCTATAAAGATAAGTATTCTATGCAACCATTTAGAGCAATGGCAGTATGGAACGCTTTATTCCCTAAAGACACTATTCCCGAAAACTCCTCTATGAAGATTCTTGAATTTAAGAAAGTAGGCTTTGACAATATCAAAGACTATCTTCCAGAAGAGTATTATGAAAAACTATTAGAACTTAAAGATGAACATCCAGAAATGATTGAACGTTTTGGTGTGGATGTCATGGCTATTCCTTTTGGTAGAGAAGAATTCCCTGTTGAATTTGCTGAACTAGCAGACATAGAAAGTATTACAAATGGTATTATCAAAAAAGGTAATATTATTCTAGAATCTGTAGGCTTCAGTCTCATTCAATTTGATGGAGAAAAACGTAAAGCCGTAAGTAATATTCTTCCAGTATAACAAACGCCCTATATCCCTCAAAAGGGGTATAGGGTATTCTTTTTTTTATATAAAAACTATAGTTGTAACATCTTTTTAGTTGAATTATTAAAAGGATTATAAACAATGATCCATGTCAAAGAATTACAAGATAAATTTAGCAGTTTAGATATAAATTCTAAAAATTATGCATTATATGAAAGACTATTGTCATTAGATATTAGTGATTATAAACCATTAATGCAAGAAATTTTAGATGGTAGATTAGATATAGAAGATACAAGACAATTACTAAATAACGTAATTCCCTCCAGTAATACTATATCAACTAATAGAAAATTAAGTGAAAACATTGTAGAAACGATGAAGAGTAATCTAATTTCTAGATTAACTGGAGAGGGTACTACCAATATTATTAAAGAGAATCAATTATTCTTTAATAATATTGACGATTATAAATATGCTATTGCTAAAGAATATGAGTCTCAAACTGGTAAAACATTGACTGACGATGAAGTTAATAGCATTTTAGTGGTTGTAGAAGAAACTTATTATCAACAATTAAATTTAGAAGATATCGAAGGGCAGAATAAAGATACTCAATTATTTATGTCTGATAAAATGTCTTACAAACCAATTAGTGAATTATAAGGAATCATCATGAACGAAGGTACTTTATCTAATTCAGATATTCAAGAATGGGTTAATACTCTTGATGGTACTGATAATAGAGTCCAAAAGGTTTTAGGAGCTATTCAACTATTGGATGGCAATCTATTGCAGCAGTTAGTTTATTTTCTGATTAATGGTATTATTGATATTAGTGAATTGTACACTATGAATATTAATAATACTACTATTCGTAATAAACTTTCTACTTATGATTTAAATGATAATAAAACCGCTATTACACAGTATAAGAATAAGATTAAAACGTTCGCTTCTTATACTGCATTGATTAATGAGATGAATGGTAAAACCGCTGATAGGTTTGCTACGGCATCATTATCTCCATTTAGAATAGCTGTATCAAAAGTAATTGACCCGCTAGGGATTACTGACGGGTCAGTAAGTTCTGCATCAGTTTTAATGACAGCTTATGCTAAGATTGTATCTGACCCAACTCTTGCATTATTACAAAGTAATATAGTTTCACAGGCAGCTGCATTACAAACTAAATATGGTTACAAACGATTAAATAATCTAGTAGCTAACTTCTTTAAAAAGATTGCAGATTACTATTTCATTTATACTACAGACAATACCTTGTCATTGAAAGTAAACTATTCAGATTTAGAATTTTATATAGCTAAAGGTGGTTACAAGCAGTCTAAGTATACTAATTTTATTGGTAACTTTATGAATGCTCTAAATGGAATGGTTGTATACTATCCAGACGATACAATTAAAGACGGTGCTTATGCAATTGAGCAATTGAAGAATAATGTATCCTTTGGTAGTGCATTTAGTGATACTACTATTTTATCTAGTTCTCTATTTGAAAGTCAGTTTAACTATGCTACTTTCGTAAGAATTAACCTTTATGCTAATGTATATGGTAGTGCTTTCTTTAGTGATACTGCTATAGTAAAAGAAGAGTATGATTCTCTTATTGCATTATTTAATAATATGAATCTTTATTGTGAAACTGTCATAACTGCTTGTAAAGGAGTAGGAGTATGATTGAAATTGTAAATGAATCAGATTTAAGACTATTTATAAATAAATATCTTAAAGAGGGTACTTTCGGTACGTTTAGTAAACTATTTAATCTAGAAGATAAAGATAACTATAAAAATATCTTTAGTTTACTAGCTAGAAAGCAAATTTCTTTGTCGGATGTAGAAAACTTACCAATTGTTAATGATGAGTATGTAGGGCAATTCATAGCCAATTATGAAAAGAATTATTTCCCATTACCTTCTAACGGTTCTTCTACAGACTTCGTAGCGGCTGACTGGTTATTATCAGCTTCCTCTCCAATCAAAACAATGATTGTAGATTATAATGATAAAGAAAATAATGGTCTATTAGTTGACAATATCTATAGAGTACCATATATTTCATATAAAGCTACAGTAGGCGGTCTATATTCCAATTTATCAGATTTCAAGCATAGTTTTGATGATAAAGCTCTAAATGAAATTCTTACAGGAATGTCAGTAACTGATATATCTACATTACAATTTTTACCTAATAGTGATAATTGTACTGATCAAATGAAGGAATTTGTTGCTGGAATTTCATCTCAAATGAATTCGCTAAATAATAAATTAAGTAATGATAAGTTATTTAATTATATTGTAGCCCTTCCAGATTCAAATTCAGCATTCGGTGTATCTACCGCTATTTTCAACAATGTGTTTAATTATAAAAATACTTCAAAGGTTATCTCTTTCTTAGTAACTAACGAAATCTTTAATATTAACGCATTAGGAAAAGCTCCAGATGAAGTATACATGGAAACCAAATACACAAATGTAGTTAAATCAATTAAGACTTATCCTGTATTTGATGATATGTTTGCAACTATGAAGTTCTACATTCAAGAATATTTATTAGTTGCTGAATCAGGAAACAATTCTTTGATTAATAAACTAAACGCAGATTTAACTCTTATAGCTGAATATGAAAAATTCTTTTCCAATGTCAGGAAGGTATTTGATCTCACTATGTCTGCTACCAATAAATATCTATTAGTTAATACGGATTAATTATGGCCAAGCAAAAAGAACCAGATATCCTAAGTGGCGCTATTTCAAAAACTGCAGTCAATAAGATTTCTGAAAGGTTTGATCGAAGTAATAATAGAATCGAAAAAATTCAGAATAATCTGGATAATGAAGATTTAGCTTTAAACGCAGCTACTAACAAAATCAATGCTAATATTGATAAACTTGCAACAAACGTCGCTAGACGACTTCTTGCTTCTAATGCAAATAATACAGAATCTCCTGCCCCTCCAGTAGATTCCATGTTCTATCTGGCTAACCCGCCAAAAGATAAAGAAGAACGGAAAAAGAAAAGAGCTAACAGTAAAAAGCTCAAACAGGAAATAGAAGATCTTAAAAAAGAAATTACTACTTCCCAACAGAGTCTTATCCGTAATGTAGTAGAGAGTAATAAGAGTAGATTTTGGGAGTACCTATCCACTTATAATTTAATTATAAGAATTATTCCTAAGATGAGATTGGCACTTAAAACAGTAGCTAATACTATTATTTCTCCCGATGATTTTACCAAATGCTCTCTTAATATCATGATTGACGCTGATAATGTTAATGAAGAAGATCATGATCAAATTAAGGAAAGGGTAGAAAGTTTAATTAGTTATTATGACATTAATACTAAATTACAGAATGATGTTATTGCATATTTGAGAGATGGTAAACTAATTTACTTAGTACTCTCTATGAATAATGAAATTAAGCAAATGTTAACTGAATCAGCCTCTGAATTGGATAACATTCAGTCATATAAAACTTTAAACTTAAATGAAGGGTTTATTTCTTCAGCTGATATGTCACAGCTGTTATTAGAAAACCCAACTATATCTAAGCAAGGTTCAGTATTCTTAGAAGAGTTTAAAGATGCTTTTGGTATTTCAAAAGAGACTAAAGGCGTTGAAGTAAATAACGCTATTGGTAAATTCTCCGATGTACTTAAAGAAACATTCATTATTGGTGATAGTAGTCATATTCTTTCTGAGTATTCTGATGTTCTTCTTAGTGAAGATATGAATATTTCAGGATTCTTTGGTTCTGCTGTAAGCCCATATAACTCCACTGGCGGTAGTAATGTCCAAGCAGGTAATGGTAGAAAACTTGTAGACCCTGAGAAAGAGAAGATTCTTAAAACTAAGTTGGGTGGTAGTGAAAAAGCTATCCTTAAACGTGTATCTCCTGGTAATATTGTAGATCTTACCTTTGAAGATAATATTCTAGGTTATCTGTATTTAGATATAGTAGAAGTTGATCCAGATGGAACTACCATGCCTTCTGATAAAGTTGATAATGGTAATGAAGGTTATACTTTCATGCCTAGTCAATCTGTAGGTAATGGTAACGTTTTACAGAATATGGTATATTCTGGTAAAGATATTCCTATGGATGGTAATGGTAGTCATAGTAGTGGTGCTAAAAATGTTGAAAACCCTAATGGTCAACGTTTGGATGTAGCTGATGATGCTCGTTTACAGTTCTTAGCTGCTGCATTTGCTAATAAATTATCTGATGAATCTAATATTAAACTTATTAAGAAATCATCTACCATTAAACAAGCTATCTATAATACTTTGTCTATACGTAAACTTACTCGCAAAGATAAAGTACGAGTTATTTATCTTAAGCCTGAAGAAGTGGTTATGATTAATAGAGGTCACTCTATTTTTGATAATATTCTATTCTTTGCTAAAATCTATATCACTACATTATTGACTCTACTTATGCAAAACGTATTACGTGGCGCTCCAAAACGAGCAGTATATGTAGAAGTAGGCTTAGACAATAACCCTGCAAATGCTACTCAGCAAGCTATTCGTGATGTAAAATCTAAAGAAATCAGCTCTATTACTAATATGGATATGCAATCCATTATTAACTATGTGGGTGAATTCCAAGATTACTACATTCCAGTAGTAGATGGTGAGAAACCAATTACCTTTGAAACTATTGATGCATTAGATGCCAAGAGTTTGGATGATGATTTCCTTAACTGGCTCTCCAATAATATTTTCTCAGGTATGGGTATCCCTTCAGCATACCTTACAGAAGTTGAAAACGTTGATTTTGCTAAGACATTATCTATGCAAAACAGTCGTTTTATCAGGGATATTATCGGTGATCAGGTAATCCTTAGTAAAGGCTATACCGAATTACTTCGTAAATTGTATACATTGAACTTTAAAGCTAATGAAGTAGACGATAAATCTGATCCAAGTAAAGATGAAGCATTGACTAAAGATGCTAAGACTTATACTGATAGTCAGAATCTAGCCAAAGCAGCTATTAAGTACTTTGATATTAACAATATTTCTGTTAAATTCCCTTCACCAGCATCGTTAAATATGAATAACTTAAGTGAGCAAATCAGTAATGTTAACAACTTTGTTACTACATTAACTGAGAACTTGTCTTTTGATGATTCTATTCCAGAAGCTGATCAAGAAAAACTTAAGAAAAAACTCATTATGCGTTTCACTAAGAAGAACTTACCTAACGTAGATTGGGAGGAACTCGAATCTATGATGGAAGAGATTGTACGTGATTACACAGGTGAGAAAGTAGAAAAATCCATCACTGATACTGAAGAAGAAAACAGTGAAGGTTCTGAAGAAGAACAAGGATTTTAAGTAATATATCCCCATACCCTAAAAAGGTATGGGGAATATTTTATCATTAATTTAAAAATATATTATAAGAATGATAGAGCTAATTCAAAGGAACTAAAATGATTCTTAAGAATATTGAGTTAAACCTGCTAATTATAGAAAATGGTACCTTAATTAATAAAGAACTATCAGTTATCGATGTTCTTAAAACATCACCGTATACTAAACGAACCTCCGATTTAATCCGGTTCCAATCAATACGCTTATGTGACCACTCAATCTTCAATATTATGTCAGAAGACCTAAATAAAGTAGAGTTTACTAGTACAGGTAAGACTATACAATCATATCTAATTTGTTATCGAAAAGATATACCTTCTGCAACAGTTTTGTTGAAAGAAGAAACTTTGAAATTTTTACAGCAACAAATTGATTCGATCAATTCTTTTAAATAAACAGGAGTAATTTATGATTTGGTATTTTCTATTAGTAATTATTTTAGTGATAATCTTTGTTGGAAGTTATGTATACTATTTGCATCGTAAAGATGAAGACTGGATGGATATTATTACTGATAGTAAACGGCGTATAATTGCTGGTAAGCTTATTATTTTGGCCGTAGCTGTATCTACTGTATTTACATATAGACCTTTATGGGAAACTATTGATTGCACTATTTATGCTAATTCTTTAGGGACTACAGGTACATATTCATGGTATTATAAAGAATGTAACTTAGAACCTACTAAGAATGGATTAATTCCTAAGTCTAAACTGCGTGGCTCCACCAATGATCACTCAGGTAATGATGATGGTGGAAACTAAAACCTATAAAGTACATTCTACTCGTTTAAAGAGGATAATTAATCCTCTTTTACGTAAATTACAGAATACTGATAAACCCTTTGTTATAGCTAGCGTATTCAATGATAAATATGAATTTTTACGTTATACTATAAAAAGAGTACATTATGAAAGAGG